AGAACCCTGCGATGGCTATTGAAGCCTCTGTAGACGCACAGATTGCAGAGAAGGCAGCACCCACATCAGGCACTGGCGTACCTTGGTAAACAGGCGGTAACTCATGTTAGAAGAACACAGACTCGACAGGATAGAGCAAAAGCTCGACAAGCTGACTGAAGCGGTATCACAGATTGCTCGTGTCGAAGAGCAAATGCTATCTGTGTTCAAACGCATGGACAGGCACGAGAAGCGTCTAGACGATCAGGAGGACGACATTAAGGAGCTATCAGGTATTGTAGCGACTAATGCCACCTCTGTTAAAAACGCAGAAAGATTCTTCTGGATAGCTGTTAGTGCCTGTGCGTCCCTTGTTGTTTACATGATGAGGTAAACCTATGTGGCAAGCACTCTTATCGCCTCTTACTAATCTTATCGGACAGGTCATCAAGAACCGAGCCGAGGAGAAGAATGCGATACACAACGCTAAAATGGAAGTCATCAAGAACACAGCGTCTTGGGAACAACTCATGGCGTCTGCTAGTGCTACCTCGTGGAAAGACGAGTGGTTTACTCTGCTCCTGTCAGCACCTGTGGTGGCGCTTATGTGGGGTATCGGGATGAATGACGTAGAGATACTGGATCGCATTGGCATTGCCTTTGGCGAACTGAATATGCTTCCAGATTGGTATCAGTACCTGTTGTTTATGGCTGTGTCTGCATCGTTTGGCATCCGTGGTGCTGACAAGCTGTTGGCTCTGAAGGGGAAGAAATAGATGGCTGAAGAACTTCGACCTATCAACCCTAATCCACCGCGCCCATCGACAACACCTAGAATGTACGCGGGGAGTGGTTCGATAAAGGGCGCTACTTTTGAGCCTAGCACAGGTTTTTTTGATCCTGACACAGTTCGTGGTAATAGCGTTGCTATAAACCAAGGGGAGATGAATCCAGACGGGCTATCCGAGCGAGACAAAGAGTTTTTAAGAAAACTTAATCAAATTTGGTATGACCACTTTGCAGACCAAGATCCTGCAGATGATTTTGCTGATGCCGCAGATCGTCAAGAAATTGGACAAGAAATCAGAAGGCTCTATGACGTTTTTGACGCTTATGTAAACGGCAAAATTAGCAGAGAACAATTTGAAAACGAGTTTAATTACCCAAACAAAGATCTTAATGCTGTTCCGGGATTTCAAGATTGGTTTAACGAAGCTGCTAATTATGTTTCAGGTGGAACTGACGAAGAGACCCCTGACGAGTTTCAAGGTCTTTACGATAAATACGGAAAAGACGTAGTTGATGACGCCAGAGAAAAGTATGACGAAGTTGTAAAAGTTTTAGGCGAAGCTGCTGAAGATCCGTTTGGTGCTATTGAAGATCTTATAAATACAGTTTCTTCTGGTACTTCTGAGTGTAGAGAAGCTAATGTTCCTGATTGGATTAGAAACTGTGTAACTGTAGGCGTCTTATACGGTATTCCCGGCCTTCCTCTTCCTCCTATTCCGGGGGTTATGGGTACTACAATAGGAGAACTTGAAGAAGGTTTTAAAAACATAGGCCGCAACGTACAAGATATTCTTGATGGTGCAGAAACTTGTGGTGAAGATACTGATGGAGACGGTGTAGGCAACGAGTTATGCACTTGGGGAGAAGCTGTTGGTCGGCTTAAAGATTGGGTTATAGAAAAAGCTGGTGACGCTGTAGATGATATTACTAATCCTGATGATATTAGTGATTGGATAACTGGAATCCTTGGCCCTGCTTTGGGTGGTTTGATTTTTACAGAAGTAGGAGATCAAATCAGTGACATATTGTTCCCTGTTGCTGATATTAATGATGATGACACTACAAAAACTTGCAATGACCCCGGAGCAGTTAATTACGGAGAAGACGGCGAGTGTAAATACACTTTTGAAGATACTGTATGTGATGATCCTGAAGCCACTAACTTTGGTCAAGAAGGCGAGTGTAAGTACGCTGACCAACCTACTGTATGTGATGACCCTGAAGCCACTAACTTTGGTCAAGAAGGTGAGTGTAAGTACGCTGACCAACCTACTATATGTGAAGATCCTGAAGCAACTAATACTGGCGAAGAAGGTGAATGTCAATATGCTTCAGTAGATGATACACGTCCTAGTGGCAGTATTGATGAACTTTGTAGTCAACCTCGCCCAGAACAGTATGGTTTTGGTCAGATTAATTGGGATAAGTATTGTTCAGGCGGCGGGGATATTGTTGATGACGGGCAAGGTCTAGATTGTCAAAATAATCCAGAAGCTACGCCGCTTGAATGTGGTTGGGTAGAATGTCCAGAAGGCGGTTTTGCCCCTACTGAAGAAGAGTGCGGTACTGATGCTGAAGTAACTCTTGGCCCTGTCCCTGCTTCTAGCGGTGGCGGTGGAGGCGGCGGGGGAGGCGGTGGCAGTGGCTTTGAAGGCGATGTGCGCGGTCTTAGTTATCAAGCACAGGCTGTTCCGGGTTTAATGTCGGGCGCTCCTGTAAACGCTGTAGCAGAATTAGATAGTTTTATTTCTAGACAACTACAAAAAAGAGGCAGGATGCTGACATGACTATTGATTGTTCACAGCCTAGACCAGCAGAGTATGGGTTCGGTCAAATTTATTGGGATCAGCAGTGCGCATCATTCGGAGGTACTCAGGGTGCTGGTAGCACTAATACTACTGAAGATACTGGTTTTGCTGCAGGTACTCAAACTAGCGAGACTGCAGACCCATTAGCAGAACTGTGTTCACAGCCTAGACCGGAAGGCCCGTACACTTTTGCAACCCAAACTTGGGACAGATACTGCGCTCCTATGCAAGAACCAGTAGATGATACACCAGCAGGTCAAGAAGCAATGGTTGCTGGAGGATATGGTGGAGCAGGGATGGGCGGTGTATTTTCTGCTACTCCTATGGGTTTAAATTATGCAGCACCTCAAGTTCCACAAACAGTTGCCCCGCCACCTAAAGTAGATTTTGTTAAAATGCTTAATAGCGTCCTTATGGCAGATGTTTTAGGCGGTATGCTGACAGGTAGAAAACTATGACTTATTTAAATTTAGTAAACAGTGTACTTAGACGACTACGTGAAGATGAGGTTACATCTGTAGCGACTACTACTTATGGCGCTATGGTAGGTGACTTTGTTAATGACGCTAAAAATATTGTGGAGTCTTCGTGGGATTGGTCTGCACTTAGAACTACGCTAACTATTACAACCACTGCTGATATTTTTAACTACGTACTTACAGGGTCACAGAACAAAATTAAGGCGTTGGATGTAATTAACGATACGTCTAACATTTTTATGCAGTACAACACGCAGCACTGGTTCAACGACAAGTACCTGAACCAAGACCCAGTATCGGGCGCACCTGAGTACTACACGTACAACGGCGTAGACTCTAGTGGTGACACACAGATTGACATTTATCCCAAGCCTGATGGTGTGTACAACCTGCGTTTTAACTGTGTTCTGCGTAACGATGACCTGAGTGCTGACACGGACACACTGTTGATTCCCAGTCAGCCTGTGATCCACATGGCAGTGGCTCTTCTGGCGCGTGAGCGTGGCGAGACAGGCGGTACATCAGCACCTGAGTACTTTAGTATTGCTGATAAGTTTCTGTCTGACGCGATTGCTCTGGACGCACAAAAGCATCCTGAAGAAGTTATCTGGTACACACCGTAGGAGATTAGTGCATGGCACAGCCACTTACAAGCATTAACCTAGTCGCTCCTGCGTTCAAGGGTGTCAACACAGAAGACTCCCCGATTGCACAGGATCCGTCTTACGCTGACGTTGCGGATAACGCTGTGATCGACAAGCGTGGTCGTATTGCTGCACGTAAGGGTATTGAGGTAATCACTACTGACAAGACTGAGTTGGGTACTGACTACGTACACAAGGTTCACTATTTTTACGATGACGCAGGTAACGAGGTAGTCTTTACCGCAGGCAACAACAAGATTATGACAGGGACTACTACCCTGACTGACGTTACGCCCGGATCATACACGATTACGCAAAACAACTGGAAGATTGTAAACTTTAACGACAAGGCTTACTTCTTTCAACGTGGGTACGATCCTCTGGTATATGACAACGCCACAGGACTGCGTACATTTACTGTTGCAACTGGTGGTGCTACTTCAGCCACTCTGAAGTGCCACGAGGCTATCGGTGCTTATGGACGTATGTGGATTGTAGACAACGCAACAGACACTCAGACAATCTACTGGTCTGATCTGTTGATAGGCACGGATTTCACTGGCGGCTCCAGTGGTTCTATAGATGTATCTAAGGCTTGGCCTGATGGATACGACGAGGTTAGGGCGTTAGCGGCACACAACAACGCTCTGATTATATTTGGTAAGCACAGCATCCTTGTGTACGGCAACGCGTCTAGTCCAGCTAGTATGGCTCTGGTTGACACCGTTGCTGGCGTTGGGTGCATCTGTAGAAACTCTGTACAGCACACAGGTACAGATGTGT